TGCCGCTGATGACCCCGTGCGCGCGCAACGGCAAGCCGCTTTGGGGTGGTGAGCTTGGCTGGCCGCTATGGGGCAAGTACCGCAACCAGTTTCCCATCATCACCGCAGCCTTCGCCGCTCAGGGCGCTTCGGCAGTGAGCCACTTTGCCCAGGGCGACTTCTTCTCGCCCGACTACTACAACGACACGACCACGCACGGCCACCGGCTGCGCCGGCTGGGCCCGTACCACGGCCCCGCCGACCCCATCGCCGACTTCGTGCGCGTGCTCCAGACTGCGCTGATGGTGCGCGGCGACATGCCCGAGATGGGGCAGCAGCAAGACCTGATCCTCAACGACCGGCACAACGGCGTCAGCCCGCGCAATGCTGCGCGCATCGGGCGCACGTTCTTCACTTTGTTGCAGCCTCTCTACCTGATGAGCGCGCTGCGTAAGGTCAACCTGACTTGGACCAGCGACACGACCGACGACACGCTGGCGACCACCTGGAATCCGAAGAGCTGGAAGACGCTGCTTGACGAGGCGCTGGCAGCCGGCGCGATCACGGCGGACAACCTGTCCTACGTGTCTGCCGGCGCTAACAACGGCACCATCGCCAGCATTGCCCTGACCGGCACCGTGGGCGGGCTCACGGCATCGGCCACGCAGCCGGTGCTGGAGCTGACCGGCAACACGCTGGTGGACGGCGACAAGATCAACGTCACCAACCTGACCGGCAGCGCCGGTACCTGGCCTGGCACCAGCCTGCGCAATGGCGTCGTGCAGATCGCCAAAGGTACCGGCGCCTACGTGCAGGCCGTCAGTGGTCTCAACCTCAGCGCGGCCAGCGGCAGCATGACGGCTGGAACCTGGTGCGAGCTGGCAAACGTTATCGAGTCTGGCGGCAAGACTTGGGGCATGTCGCGCCGGCTCAAGCGCGCATGGATCAACGTGCCGCGCACGATCTTCTTCAGCCATGACGGCGGGGCGCTGCCCGTCACCTACGGCGCGCTGACGGTCACGGCTCTGGACAACGGCGGCGCGATCTTCGTGACCTCGCTGGACGGCCAACCGATTGCCACCTCGGCGCGGCTGCTGATTGGCCTGGTGGGGGACAGCCAGAACACCGGCATGACGTTCACAGACGGCACCCGCCGCACCCTGTCAGCATCGGCCGGCAGTGGTGGAGAGTACCCAGTGCAGACCCAGGATTGCACCGCCAGCATTTCACTGCTGCTGACCCGGGCGCAAGAGTTCAAGCTCTACCGCCTGCAGCGTGACGGCCGCCGCAACGTGGGCGAGACGCCGACCAGCATCAACGCCGCAACCGGCGCGCTGCTGTTGTCGTTGCGCACGGGGGTTGTTTACCCGAGCCCGTTCTTTGAGCTTGCCCGCTAATCCCATCCCCTGCCGGCACACATGACCGCCACCCCTCAGCAGTACCTTACCGCCTTCGAGCTGACCAACGACGGGCGGGCCGTGCTGGACGACCTGGCCCGCCTCTTTGGTGCCGCCCCCTTCGCGCCCGGCTCACCCGACGTGACGGCCTACAACTGCGGCGCAAAGGCGGTGATCGAGCACATTCACGCGCAGATCGCGCGCGCTGAGCCCTTGCCGCGCCCCTCCATCACCTGACACACAGCGGCGACGCATCGCCAGCCGGCCCGATGCTGCCGCTTCCACGCAGGCCGGCGGAAGGTTGAGCGATGAATGTTCGATTCCACACCCCGCGCCGCTACTGGAACGAGGCCGGCGCTGATGGCGGGCTTCCTGGCGGCGCTCCGGCGCCTGCTGCTACTCCGGCAGCCCCCGCGCCCGCACCCGCTGCTGACGGCGGCAATCCTGCCCCAGCTCCCGCGCCTGCGAACGGTGCACCAGCTGCACCAGCTCCGCAGCCTGGCAGCCTCATGGCTCGCGGCGCCGCAGCTGCGCCTGCTGGATCAGCACCTGCAGGAGCGCCTGCGCCAGCTGGCGACGCCCCAGCTGCCACCATCCCCGAGAAGTACCTCGTCAAGAAGGAAGACGGATCGACGGACTGGGAAGCGTCGGCGCTGAAGCAGGCGCAGGGCTATGGTGAGCTGGCCAAGCGGCTGGGCGCAGGCGAGGCACCGCCCAAGAGCCCGGACGAGTACGCGCCGGACTTGCCCGATGGGATCACGCTCGAGCAACTCAAAACCGATCCCATGTTCGCGGGCTTTCTCAAGAGCGCGCACGCTCGGGGAGCCAGCAACAGCCTGGTCAGCTGGATGCTCGGCGAGTTCCAGCAGCGCGTGCAGTTGATGCAGGAGCAGGCTGCAGATCCAGCCATCGCCGAAGCCGAACTCGGCAAGGTATGGCCGACCCCGCAGCAGATGGAGCGCGGGCTGAATGGCGCCTATCGGGGCACACAGACCTTTGCAGCCGATGCAGAGCACGCCGCGCGCATCGACAAAAAGTTCGGCAGCGATCCCGACTTCATCCGGCTCATGGCCAAGGTGGGTGCTGAACTGGGCGAGGACCGGCTGCCCGAGGGCGGGCTGAACCAGACCGAGACCGAGACGCTGGAGAGCCTGCGCAAGAGCGAGGCCTACGCCAACTCGAAGCACGCGGACCACGCCAAGACCGTGGCCCAGGTGACGCGGCTATACCAGAAGCTGCATCCCGCCTGAAGTTTGGTCGGGATTCCGACCAGGGGTGGCGCAGACATTGCCGCCATCCCCGCCCGGCCTGGCAGCCGGATACCGGGTTTGATTGCCCGGCAGCGCGCCAAACGCCAAGCGAATGCAGCCGTCATCGCGGCCCGAAAGGACACCCGCACCAGGGGCGTGACATCTCACGAGAGGTTTCACCATGTCCACTTCGCCCACCATCACCACTGCATTCAAGCAGCAATTCCACGACGGCTATCTCGACGCGCTCCAGCAGCGCGACAGCCGTTTCCAAGCCGCCGTCATTGATCGCGGCATGATCTCCGGCTCCAGCTTCACGACCAACAATGTCGGTCTGGTCGAAGCTCGCGAAGTCACCGGCCGCTACCAAGACAAGACCGCCCAAGAGGTCGCGCACGAAACGCGCATCGCCTACATGGCGGACTACGACATCGGCCCCATCGTGGTCGATGCCTTCGACCTGGCCAAGCTGACCGCCGACCCGACCTACAAGTACCGCGACCTGCTGATCGCGGCTGCCAACCGCCGCAAGGACAAGACGATCTATCGCGCTCTGCTCGATGGCTCGCTGACCCGTTCGGCTGAAGGCGGCAGCGTGACCAGCACGACCATCCCGGCTGGCCAGCAGATCGCGGCCGGCGGCACGGGCTTCACCAAGGCCAAGATTCTGCAGTCGAAGGCTCTGTTCCGCGCCAACGAGGCGGACGAGTTCAACGACGAGGAACTGTATCTGGCCTACGACGGCGTGATGCTGCGCCAGATCCTGGCCGACACCACGCTGACGAGCGCCGACTTCATGGCCGTGCAGATGCTGCAGACCGGCAAGCTGGCCGACAAGTGGCTCGGCTTCAACTGGATCCCCTACAACGCGCTGGACGTTCCGGCTGGCAACACCTCGCGCACGGTCGCCTGGGCAAAGAGCTGCCTGCAGTTCGGCACCGGCATCAACGTCAAGACCGACGTGGGCGAGAACAAGGCCAAGCGCGGCCACCCCACTGAGGTCTACGGCTGGCTGTCGCTCGGCGCGACTCGCCAAGACGAGAAGAAGGTCGTTCAGATCGACTTCGCCAACAACGTCTAAGCCCCGGCCTGACGAAACCCATCAAGGAGAAACATCATGGCTGAATTCGACTCCCGCCAGATCACGGCTCGCGCCGCTACCCCGCCCGTCAAGACGGCGCCCTATGACCAGGGCTCGCTCTCTGTGCTGATCGCCACCACGCCGGCAGCGGCAGCTTGGGCGCAGAACGACACCTTCGAGATCGGCACGATTCCCAAGGGCTCGCGCATCCTGCGCTCCAGCAAGGTCTACCACGGCGCGTTCGGTGCTTCGGTTGTCATGGACGTGGGCGTTCGCGGCACCGATGGCACGGTGATCGATGCTGACGGCCTGGCCGCCGACCTGAACGTGGCTGCGGCCGGCGTGAAGGACATCAACGGCGGCGCGCTGTTGGTGGGTGCGAACGGTTACGTCACGACGGCCGATGTCGTGGTCTACGCTACTCTCGAAGCCGCGAACCCGACCGACGACATTCAAGCCGAGTTCGAGATCCACTACATCGCACCGACGGCTTGATCGCCGCAGCGCCGGCAACCCCGCCGGCTTGACCCAAGACGGGGGCCTTTGTGCCCCCGTTTTCATTGGAGCCTGACCCATGGCGACCGCTGTCTCGATCTGTTCGAATGCACTCTTGATGCTGGGCGACAAGCCCATCAACAGTTTTGAAGAGGCGACCGACCGTTCGCGGCTGGCATCCAACCTCTGGCCCGATCTGCGCGACTTCGTGCTGCGCTCGCACCCATGGAATTGTGCGATCAAGCGCGTGACGCTGAGTCCGCTGGTCGCGGCGCCCGAGTTCGATTTCGCCTATGCCTTCTCTCTGCCGTCTGACTGGCTGCGCACGCTGCAGGTAGGTCTGCGAGGCGAGCGTCCGAGCTACCAGATCGAGGGGCGGACGATCCTCATGAACGAGGCAACCTGTCGCCTGCGCTACGTGTGGCGCAACGACAACCCGGCGACCTGGGATCAGCTTCTCGTGCACGCCATGACGATGGTCATGAAGGCCGCGTTCGCCTACCCGATCACCCAGGCCGGCAGCATCGAGGAGCTGGCGCACAGGGTGCTTCAGCCGATCTTGCGCGAGGCTCGTGCCGTCGATGGCCAGGAGGATGATGTCGATTACCTGGACGATGACCCGCTGTATGCAGCCGGCTTCGTCGGCAGTGGCAGCGTCACCCGATACCGCGAGGCCTGAGCATGCCGGCCGTGAATCTTCCGCAAACCGCCTTCGTCGGCGGCGAGATCAGCCCACGCGTGCAGGGACGCACGGACATTGACCGCTACGGCAACGGGCTGAGGCTCTGCTACAACGCGCACCCGGTGATCCATGGCGGCTTCAAGCGCCGGGCCGGCACGCGCCATGCTGCGGCGGCAACCGGCGCCAACGCGTCGGCCTCGATCCTGATCCCGTTCGTCGAAGGCGCCACGAAGGCGTGGATGCTGGAGGCCGGCAACAACGTGGTCAAGGTCTACAACGCCGACGGCACGGCTGCAGGCGTGACGCTGGCATCGCCCTACACCTCGGCAATGCTGGTGGATGTGGATTGGGCGCAGTCGGATTCGACCATGTGGCTGTTTCACCCGATCGTGATGCCGCACCGGCTGCAGCGCCTGGCCGATGGCATCTGGGTGCTGTCGCCCGCGCCGTTCACGCAGTTGCCATTCGATGAGCTCGGGCACACGCCGGCCGGCACGCTGACGCTTTCGGCGGCGACTGTGGGCGTGGGCCGCACCGTCACTGCGCCGGGCGGCACCTTCCTTGCGGCGGACGTGGGGCGCGGCATCGTTTCTGGCGCCGGCATCGCGGTCATTACGGGGTTCACTGACGCCGCGCATGTGACGGTCGAGATCACACGCGCCTTCGCCTCGACGAGCGTGCCGGCCGGCTGGACGTTGGACGGCAGCCCGCAAACGACGTGCACGCCTGGCGCAAAGGACCCGATTGGGGCCAGCACCACGCTGACCGTGGGTACCTCTGGCTGGCGCTCTACCGATGTCGGAAGCGTGGTGCGGATCAATGGCGGCTTGCTGCTGATCACCGGCTACACGGATGCCCTCGCTGTGACAGCGAAGATCCTGCGCGAGCTGGTTGCCACCGTCGCGGCGCCGTCGCTGGCTTGGTCACTTGAGCGTCCTGTGTGGTCCGATGCGTTCGGCTACCCGCGTACCGGCACGATCTATCAGCAGCGGCTGCTGGCTGCCGGCACGACCAAGAAGCCGCGCACGATCTGGGGCAGCCGTTCGGGCGAGCCGCTGGACTTTGAGCGCTGGACGAACGACGACGACGCGTTCGCCTTCACCATCGACAGCGACGAATC